GAGATCGTTGGCAAGCATTGGTTCCTGCGCTACGCCTTCGATATGGTGAACCTCCAACTCCGTGCAAGCTCCGCATTTCTGGCATTGGTAGCTGTCACGGTTTAAGACTAGGGTGTTTAGGTCGGGATCAACCACTTCGTTGTGGTAATTGAGTGTCTTGAAGCCTTTGGGGTATTTGTGTTGCCCGTAAATGGAACATTGTGCTTTGCATTCATCAGAACAATAAAAGCGACTTTCATTTGCATAGCTTTTCCCATTTATAAAGGCAACTCTTTCTTTACACTGTCTTTGTGTTGGAGAAAACCAACGATTGCATAATGTGCATTTTACCTGAATCGCTTTTTTATTTAACGGATCACGCCTAAATTCTTCTATCCCACTAAACTGTACTTTGTAATATGTGAATCTGCCATAATCCTTACCACCTATATAATTATGGTGTTTATCACCTTTAGGCATATTACACCCGCAGCTTTTTGAATGCCCCGCCATTAAAGAGCCAGCACCATGCGCCCTTGTATTCCCACATTCGCACTTACATAACCACAATGGGGCATCGACTTCTCCAACACTATGTATCCTTTTAATAACAGTCCACATCCCAAAATGTTGACCCGTTATCTCGACAGAGCGCCTTAGTGACATAGCTTTCCTATTGCAATCATGACAAGCGCTCTTGACGTCACTCAATAATGATGACCGGGGTCTAACAACAATATTCCCACAGTCACACTTGCATTCATATGTCGTATGCTCCAACCATTTCAAAACCGTCAATTTATTAAATTTTCTGCCAACGATATCTTGCTTGCCTTTTATATATCCACATCCACAATCTTTTGCTGCATTAGGCCCTTTAAAATAATCCTGCCTAAAAGCTTGTGGTTCTGAGCCACAATCACATTGAGCAAGCCAACGTGAACCACGTCTTTTTGTATCTTTGTTGTTTGCCCTACGGATTACCTTCCATTTACCGTATCTAAAGCCTGTTAAGTCTACAACCGAATCATTACGGCTACATGTTGGGCATTGCCTTCTAACATTTCTAAGTTTCAATGATTCAGTTTCGTAGGAATCGGAACCACAATCACAACGTACCAACCAATATATTTTAGTTCCCCTATTTGGCGCACGTTTTAACACCGTTAATTTCCCAAAACGCTCCCCAGATATATCAATCAGCTTAGATTTCCCTACGTCTATACTTTTTTCAGAGTGTAAACACCCACAACTTAAAACGGCTCCTGACTTCAAACTCCCCCCCATGATTTCTTTTTCGCGATTACAATCACATCTGCAATTCCAAAAAACAGCGGGTTTCTGAGCCTTACCAACACGCCTGTTTTCGGCCCTGTTCAAAACAACCAACCTACCGAACCGCTTGCCAGTCATGTCTTTTATTTTATGTTGTGCGCCTACTCTTGCCATATCTTTTTCCCCTGCCAACCTAAAAGCAACCTTATTGGTTGCTTTTAGGTATAGCAAAGAAGCGGTTATTTTGTCAAGCGAAATCGCTATGCACGAGCCTGTAACGTAATGAAATGACTCTGAGTATAATCCGAACCGCCTTTATACGGAGTCACTTCCTGCGAGAGGATAGTTTGCCCGTCAAGCCTCAGAACATATCTAAAAACAGACTCATCATAGATGAATTGAACATGAATAGACATATCGGACTTTAATCCACCCTTTTCGGCTATAATATAACCGTTTTTAAAGTCCCCCAGATAAATGTCCCCCAAATCTCCAATCGACTGACACTGCTCTATTGCCATTACTGGTCTTCCGAATAAAGTACTATACCCAAGGCCAGACAACCCACCTGCCGGCATATAGATGGGAATTCCACCCGTACCCACGGCGATGCTCATAGTGTGGAGCTGCGGTTCAAGGTTCTGATTTATAAGCCATACGGCATTCGGCCGGGAAGAAGCGAACAAACGCGACCACATATTGATCACATTCTCGGCCAAAATCGAATCCGCGGCTTGGCCAGTCTCCTTGCTTTGTGTCACCAGTGCGCCGGAATTCAGGATACCAAGCGGCTGGCCGACCCCCAGGCCATTTATCACAGCATCATCGATCATGAATCCGAATTCAGACACAAACGCAGTCTTCAGAATACCTTCCAAAGCACCTGCATCGTCCAGAAGCTCATCGGTAGCATATGCCAAACCTATCAATTTATTCAGTGTCAATTCGATTTTTCTAAACGCAGGCTTACTGGCGGTCTTTTCTCCGGCCTCTTCCAACCAGTATCCGCGTACACCACCTTGACGACTTCCCGTCGCTCTGGAAGTCTCATCAAACCCGTTGATCTTGATGCTGTTCGCATTACCGCTGACAGTAATCCGCCGGCACAGGCTCGCCAGTTTGCCGGTTTCCCACACCTGCTTCAGCAGTTCGGAACTGAAATCCTGCTGTACCAGAAATCCGCCATCGCTGGGGATGGACTCGCCCATACCAGTAGCGGCACGTTTATTCAGCAGCCTGGGGTCAACCATACCACCGGGACAACCCGCCCGCATGATAGCCGCCATCTGCCCACCGAAAGTCAGAAACGAATCCCGCTCCTGCTGTTTCTTGGCGGTCATGGTGTCCACCAGGGGCTTGCTGACCACTGCGCGGTTCGGCTTGGCCAGTTCATCGGCCATCCTCTCGGTACGTTCCTGGGTCTTCACTGTGTCCCGCAGCTCCTCAACCTGGTCCAGCATCTCGTTCTTGAGAGTGCGCTCCTCGGCTTCGGGATCTCGGTTCTCCGCGATGCATTTGGCGTCGATGTCGCCGACTTTTGACATCAGAGCTGCAATGTCTTTTCTATACTCAGAAATCGTCTTCATTTTATTGTCCTCCATTACTTTTTCGCCGGAGCTATATACTCGGCTTTAGTTAGCAGCATTTTCGTTACGTCCTTTTCCCTGGTATCCTCATCCGAGTGCTTTCCAGGCTGCTCGGCTTCGTCCTCAGAGTGCTTTCCTGGCTGCTCTGAAGGGGGGAGATAAACGATTAATGCTCGATGATCGTCTTCCGTTAGTTCCTCTTTCGCCTTGATTTTTCTGATTGCTTCATCAAGAGCGTTAAACTCGTCTCCATCTAATTCCTCAACTTCGATGTTGCTGATCTTGGGAGATTTTCCCTGAAATGCGCTTCGGACTTCAGCGGTTGTCGTCTCATAGGCCGGATAACTGACGACTGAAATATCAAACAAGTTAACATCCCGAAGCACCCGTGTGTTTTCGTCATAGTCATCGTCTGCTTTGTTGACGGTAAACCCGAAGCTCATCTGATTGACATCTTGACGCTTCATTGATGCCATCAAATCTCTTGCCCACACCGAATCCGGTGGGTCAATTTCAACCTGCAATCCTTTGTCATCCTCATGCAGCCTGAGAGTCCCGGCCTTGTTACGCCCAAGCACATAGTCGCTATTGTGATTCCATAAGGCGCGAATGTCGGACTCTTTCAATGACTTCTTAAATGCACCTGGAGCAATGGATTCTTTGAACATTCCTCCAATGTCTGCCCAGGTATCAAATACGGCGGCTGTGCCGACAATTTTAGGAGAATCCCCGGTTTCATCAAACCTTAACTGCATTTTCCGCAGGCATCTCCTTTCAAGGTTTTCATCTTTTTTTCTCATGGTGATCCTCCATTAAAAAAGGGCGTATGCCGTTAAGCACCGCCCCCGTTTACGTTTATCGGGTTATATTTATGACGCTTCTTTTCGTAGTTCCTTTTTTGCCATCTTGAGCGCAGCAGCGGCCTCGTGAAGATGCATCTTCTTTAGGGATATCAAGTCAAGAATCTCTTTTGCTGTGATCCGTATCTTGCTTTTTGAGTTCATTTGTTGTCCCTGATGAAGTATTTTTGAACACACCCGCACACCCACGCTGTCCATTTCCATTTATGCTCATGGTGTACATAGTCTGAACAAGTCCAGCATAATTTTAATTTCCTTTTGCTCATGATTCCTCTGCTTTCTCAAACTGGTTGCCGTTGTCGCCTTTGTATGGGGTCGTGTGGTCGTGCTCGCCGGTTAGGATTTCTTCCGGGATGCCGTCTGGATAGGCTTTGCAGGAATCGCCTTGGTTTTGCATATAATACCTTTCACAAACATAACACTGCACAATCGGAGTCATTATCGCGTCCCTATCATATTGGTTTAAACTTATTCTTTTTAATTGTTGATAATAAAAAATCACCGAGGTCAACTATTTCATCTGAGAACAAACCTTTTTTGTAATTTTCGTCTGTTATTGTCGCGAATAACTCACAAAATGCTTCATCATATTTTTCTGATGAATACTTTGTCAACTTATTACCTATCTTTTCTATCCCAGAAACTTTTCTTTCCCACTGCTTCCTGAAATCGGGGTTGTTCCTAACAAGATTATTATATATCCCATGACCAGATTCGTGCCGTAATGATGCTGAAATGCCACCCCACCCATTTGTCCCATACTTGCCTGGCGCTGGGATGTGACCCTCTAAAAACATATCCGCATATTTATTTTGATATATGTGAGTTGTGGCTCCAGCAAATTCCCCACCACTACCAGCTTCAAACATGTCAAAAGGTTTAGAGAATATTGTATGGTCTTTGAAACCAAAATCTTCTACTAATTCTTGGAACATCATATTCTGAGAGTTGTGATTGATCCCGTTTTGCACTGCAAGAATTTGGTCCGAATCTAAATTTTTGAATGGAGAATATTTTTTGCTTTTAAATTTAGATTCCCAATTATCAAGTGTGTCATATAGCGAGTATGGATCATCTTGGAATTCCTTAAACATTTGCTTCAAGGCTTTTTCTTTTATAAGCAACGCCTCTTCAGCAGTCTTTGGAAGAACCTGAACCCCATTCTTTAATGCCCACTCCTCAGCTTCCTTGATCGTCTTCGCCTTCACGAACCCCTTGGCTATCTGCCCCGCTGAGAATATCGGGATGATGGCGCACACGCACCCCTGATGAATCGGAGGGTGTGCTTTTGGCCCCACAACTGTCATAAACTGCCCTGACCCGGTTTTCCCTTCAAGCTCGGTACCTTCCTCAATAAAGTTCTTTTCGATGCCAACAATTTTTCCCGAAAGCGAATTGCAGAAATCACAACTCTTGCTGCCTTGTGTGATCCATTTTAATTTCTTAACACCCGCCGATGCGTAGCTGGCCCTGACAACCGCATTGGATTCCCTGATTACCTCGTCCCGTGCTATTTTCGCCGGTCTGGTCTTCTCCCATTCCTTGACCCGTTTTTTTAATTCAGCCGCCAACTTCTTTGATTCCGTGCTGGCAACAAGCGCCTTCAACTGCCCAACTGATGACCCTGTATGCCTTAACGTGTAGGTGCTGATGTAATCGTCTGCAAACTCAGTGAGTTCTTTTGTCATCCCCACCGGCGTTGCAATCACCCCCGCCGCCAACTTCTGAGATGCTTCGGCGTATGCTGTCATGACGGGTTTTAGGTGGTTCTCGATGTGCTTCGGCATGGCCGTGTAGAAATCGTCCAGCCAATTATTGAATGACGCTTCTGATCGTTCCCCCAGGTGCTTATTAACTGCCTTTATAACGTTTGCCGCTTCGTACTCGACTATTTTCCGTGCCGCTTTTTCAATGGGTGCGTAAAACCGATCCTGCAATGACTTCATTAAGGCGAGGATGCTTCCCTGGCTACGTTCATCGCGTAGTCCAGGAAGAATCTTTTTTTTTTACGTTCCTCTTCTTCCGGTGTCCCGATGTCGGGGACAGGTTCCGGTTCCTTCCCCACCATCGAAAGCGGTATCATGTTCATAGGCACGAAGGTTTC